GCCAAATGGAAGAACGAGACGAAAGAGGACAATTCAAGCCAGGCTGGAAGGGCGGACCCGGTAGACCAAAGGGCAGCCGAAATAAGCTCTCAGAAGCCTTCTTAGGCGCTCTGGCGGACGATTTCGAGAACAACCAGGACGTAATCGCACAGATACGTAGGGACAACCCGGTACAGTATGCGCAGATCATTGCCAAGCTGATGCCGAAGCTCATGGAGTTGAGCGGGCCGGATGGTGAATCACTGCCCAGCCTGTTAGTGCACTTTGATGGCAAGCGAGACTGAGGTTGCATTCCCGCCATCGGTCGAGGGCATATTTGATCCATACAGGTACATCGTCATGCACGGTGGGCGAGGTGGGGTCAAGTCCTGGAGCGCGGCGAGGAAGCTACTCATCGAGGGTGCACAGACGCCCCTACGCATTGCCTGCTTTCGAGAGATACAGAAGTCCATTGATGATTCTGTCCATGCTCTCCTCAAGGATCAGATAAAGCTACTTGGCCTTGAAGAGTTCTACGAGGTTCAGAAGACCAAGATACGTGGCCGAAACGGCACAGAGTTTGTGTTCGCGGGCCTGTCTAACCTCACAGCGCATTCGATTAAGTCTTACGAGGGTGTGGATAGAGCGTGGGTTGAGGAGGCGGCAGCGGTCACACGGAGGTCGTGGGACATACTGATCCCGACCATCCGTAAGGACGGCTCCCAGATCATCGTCACGTTCAACCCTGAGCTGGATACAGACGAGACGTGGCTGAGGTTCATCGAGAACACGCCTGAAGACGCCCTGGTCCTCGAGTGCAGCTACCACAACAACCCGTGGTTTCCTGGGGTGCTTGAGAAAGAGCGACAGGAGTTCGAACGGTCTGTTGAGTCTGGTGCGAGGAGCAAGGAAGACTACGACAACATCTGGGAAGGTAAGTGTAAGACCGCAGTAGACGGCGCTATCTATCCCGGTGAGGTCGCCAAGGTCATCGAGGACGGCAGGTTGATGCCTGTCCCCTACGATCCGAAGTACAAGGTCCACACGGTGTGGGATTTGGGCTGGAATGACAAGATGGCGATCATCTTCGTTCAGGTCATCGCGGGGTCGGTGAGGGTCATTGACTACATCGAGGACTCCCATAGGACATACGACAGCTATGTCGAGGAGATCAAGGGCAGGGCTTATAACTACGCTGAGACGGTCTGCTGGTTCCCTCACGACGGTAAGGCGAAGAACCCCCAGACAGGGGTAAGCCCCATCGAATACGTGACCTCTCTGGGCCTTAGAGTCGGGGAGATACCGGACATTGGGGTCAAGCCTGGAATTGAGGCGGCAAGGCAGATGTTCCACAGGGTGTACTTCGACAAGCAGAAGGCCACACCCCTGTTCAACCGTCTAAGGCGATATGCACGGGTTATCTCGCCAACCACGGACACGCCAATGCTCCCCAAGAAGGATGAGAACACCCACGGGGCTGATGCGTTTCGGTACGTGGCGGTGATTGAGAAGAACCTGACCAACGAGACGACGGGCTTTAAGCCTCTCGAATACAGCAACGCAGGGATTGTATGAGCCTGTTAGAGCAAAGAAAGCGCCGCAGACAGCGATACGATAGCCTGCTATCGGCTCGTGAGGAGTTCCGGGAGAATCGCCCTGATCCTCGTGAGCGTGTTCGCAGCCTGCTAGATGCTGGTGAGAACTTCGTTCGATCTGGTGTAGCGGCTTACAGCGGCACAATGGGCGATATGCAGGGACTGTTGGGATTGCCCCAGATTATCCCGTCACCCACTACAGAGGACATGGCAGAGCGGTTGGGGGCTGATCTCAATACGCCCTCTGGACTGCTTGGCATGATCGGTATGCCAGAACCCCAGGACATGGGGCCAATGGCGGCGAAGTTACTTGCCGGCGGCAAGGGCATGAGTCTCGCACAAGCACTGTTCCACGGCACGCCCCACAAGTTCGACCAGTTCGACCTGTCCAAGATAGGCACGGGCGAGGGCGCACAGGCTTACGGGCATGGGCTGTACTTTGCTGAGAATCCGGGGGTTGCTGAGTCCTACCGGGAGGTTTTGAGTGAGGGGCCAAGGCAGATTTGGAAGGTAGGAAGCAAAGAAGTAGATATGTCACTTCTCTCCCCTTATGAAAATCATGCAATTAGAGGGATGGCGCAGCCTGAATTGTATGGTGGGGCTAAAGGTAAAGAAAAATGGCTAGAGGGTTTTGAGGATAGGGGCGTTGATAGTAAGAATCTCGCTGAATTATCGAAAGCGTGGGATTCAGTAGCCGCTCGTGGTGGGGCAAGTCTTGAAGAGGTCCCCGGTGCTTCCGGCCACCTCTACGAAGTAGACATACCCGACGAGACCATCGAGCGGATGCTGGATTGGGATGCGCCGCTGAGTGAGCAGCCCATCGAGATTCAGCGCGGCATCAACACGATAATCGCTAAATTGGCGGATGATCCAAGCATTGATGCTTCCGACCTAATGGACTTATCAAGAACCGCAGACAGCGATTCTGGAGAGCAGTTCTATCGCGCACTAACAAATGCTCTCGGAGAAACAAGCCCGTTAAACATTCGCGGCGGAGACCAAGAGGCTGCGTCACAATTGCTCCGCGAAGCAGGCATCCCCGGCATCCGCTTCCTAGACGGTGCTTCACGTAATCCTGCAAGCCATAAACTAGCACCCGGTAATCCTGCCTATGATATTGCCGGTATGATTAACGAGTTTAAAATTGATTTGAACACCGCAGACGGGGCGGACTGGCTCGAGAGGGAGATCACTGCTCGAGGTTTGGGTGATGATGTAATCCAAGAAATAAAAGACTTTGTTGATAGTGGTGCAAAATTACAGACCCGCAACATCGTCGTGTTCGACCCCAACGACATCAACCAGGTAAAGCGTGATGGTGAGGAAGTATTCAAGAAAGGATTGCTGGAATAATGCCCAACATTGATAAACTAAAGAACGCCATAGACGCTTTTGAGCATACCTCCTATGGCGCACAGCATACCGGCTCTGAGCTATCCCGCCAGCGATCCCTTGCCCTCGACGCCTACCAGGGCATTAATATCGAACCCGCGCCGGAGGGGCGCTCTCAGGTACAGGACAGGTCGGTATTCGAGACGATCCAGTGGATTCTGCCCTCCCTTATGCGAATCTTTGCGGGTAACTCTCGTGTTGTGGAGTTTGACCCCGTCGGACCTGACGATGAAGACGCGGCCGAGCAGGAGTCAGAGCACCTCGACTTCCTGATTAAGCAGAAGACCGATTGGGACTTGATCTGCCGTCAGTGGTTCACGGATGCTATGCTGACCAAGAACGCCTACTGCCATGTCTACATGGACGAGGTGATGAAGGTCGAGCACGAGATATACGAGGGGCTTACGGACGCACAGGTAGCGGCACTCACCGAAGATGGGTTGGAGGTTGTCGCCGCGGAGGCACGAGAGGACGAGGAGCAGCAGGTTCCGGTAATGGATGAGATGGGCCAGCCTGTCATTGATCCGATGACTGGACAGCCTCTCACGCAGCCTATGGTGACGTATGACGTAGAGGTACGCGAGACCAAGGCCAAGAAGCAACTCAAGTTCCAGGTCATCCCTCCCGAGAATTGCCGGGTAGCGGAATCTACGCCTGACTTCACTCTCAGGGAGTGTCCGTATTTCGAGTATTGGGAATGGCAGACCATCTCCGATTTGAGGCAGATGGGCTATGACGTACCCGACGATATAGCGGATGGTGGTGAGCCGTTTGCCGACACGATGGAGGACAGCGCACGGGATAATACCCTGGCCGTTGACTCCCTGAACGATGACAACCGTGTAGACCCCGCCATGAAGCAGGTCAAGGTCCGGTGCATCTGGATTCGTCACGACTACGATGAAGACGGTATTGCCGAGATGCAGAAGGTGACACGTGTTGGGGATGAGATTCTCGACATCGAGCCTTGCTCCCGGATTCCGGTGGCCTCGATTGTCCCGTTCATCAACACCCATCGTCATGTGGGTATGAGCGTTGCTGATTTGGTCTTTGACATCCAGAGAATTAAGACGGCGCTGCTTAGAGCGGGATTGGACGCGATGTACCTCGCGAACAACCCCCGCCATGCCCTGAGTAAGAAGGTTCACGTAGACGACTACCTGACCTCTCGACCGGGTGCCGCGGTGCGTATTGATACGGACAATCCCGACGTACAGGGCCACATCATGCCCCTGCAGACGGAGAACACCTTCCCCATCGCCCAAGCGGGTCTTGAGCACATGGACAGGGTGATCGAGTCTCGTGTAGGTGTGAACCGGATGTTCCAGGGGATTGATGAGTCATCCCTGAACGACCACAACAGAATTGGTCAGTTGTCCACGATGGCGGCACAGAGGGTCGAGGACATTGCCCGCGTATTCTCGCAAGGTGTGCGTGACCTCTTCGGTATCGCCCACGAGATTGTCCTGAAATCGGGACACCAGAAGGAAACGGTCAAGCTCCGGGGCCAGTGGATCGACATAGACCCGAACCAGTGGAACACGGGCAGGGATATGCGTATCTGCGCCCCCTTCGCTGCGGGGAACAAGGACGCTCTCGCACAACGGGTCATGGTGCATCTGAACATTCACCAGCAGGCCCTTACCCAGGGTGCGCCCTTTGTGCAGGCGGACGACACGTACCGCCTTCTGAAGATTCTCTCGGAGGCCACCGACCTTCCCGCAGAGAACATCTACACCGACCCCCGCACTGTTCAGCCCCCGCCGCCCCCGCCTGACTACACGGCGGCAGCGTTGGAGATTGAGAACAAGAAGGCTGACAACGAGGCAATGGACGAGCAGCGCAGGTCTGAACTCGACAAATACAAGGCCGACCTCAACGCGAGGCTTGAGGAGTACAAGGTCCGTGCGGACGCCGAACTAAAACTAGCGCTCAAGCAACTGGACGTTACCGGCAAGGTAGATATTGAGGGCGTCAAGGCGCAGCTACAAGCGGCTAAGGAAATGCCGGAGCCGAAAGAGCGAACCGATCCAGCCGTTGACGCGTTGGTGAAGGCGAACGAGCGAACCACGAAAGCCTTTGAAAAGACGATGACCGAGCTCACTAAGATTGTGAAGGAAACGACTGGCGAGAAGGAGATAGTACGGGACGAGAACGGCCGTCCCACAGGTGTAAGGACTAAGCGATAATGGCTGCTATTAGTGATGAAGTGTTTGATTCCGGCCTTGATTGGGCGGACACGAACGGAACGCGGATTGATATTGTATCGACTGATCCCGGGCTGAACTACGCCACCGTCACGGGAAATACGCTGGGCAATGACACGGTTAACACGGGTGCGCCGCAGGACGGCGTGACGGACGGCCGCCGCGTGGTAGTGCCTGCGATTACGGCCGGTACTGTGACAGGGACAGGCACGGCGACGCATTGGGCGCTGACCAACGGGGCAGACACGGTGATTGCATCGGGCGCGTTGTCGAGTTCACAGGCCGTCACATCTGGCAACACGTTTACCCTGGATGCGATCAGCATCACGTTACGCGATGCAACGTAAATGGCTGACGAGAAGGTTACAGATCTTGCAGCAATCACTCAGGCCTCGACTGGTGATCTGCTCTACGTTGTTGATGTTTCTGATACAACTGATGATGCATCGGGGTCGAGCAAGAAGATTACTCGTGCCGATCTTTACTCATTGTGGAAAGCCAAGGGAAATTTAAGCTCGGCTTCATTTGATGACACAGAGAACGTCATTCCGTGGAATAGTTTTGCCATTGATGGCGGGTCTGCCGTTACCCTTTCTGGAACACCGCAGTCTGATATCAATATCAATACTACAGGAATATACAAATTCTCTGTCACTTTAAGGACTGATAACTCCAACCGCACAGAACTGTTTATCAGGACATACATTGATACAGGCAGTGGGTACACTCAGGACACAGACGAGATTGTTTCAGATTACGTATCTCGTGACAGCGATCAGGACACGGGCTCAGTCACTTTAGTAACGGCTTTGTCACTTAACGCCGGAGACCTGGTGGAGTTTCGTGGGTTTGGCGACACAGACGGCACGTCTATTGGTCTGGATGCGGGGACAATACTGCTTATTGAAAAGGTGGGATAGGTGGCGCTTAAAAAGCAGAACGGGACAGACAATGTTCTGCTTCAATCGGGGGACGCGCTGCTTCTCCAGGATGAGAGCGCAGCAAGCGGTACTGACAATTTACTAGCTAATGGCGTTGAATCCTCCAGTGAGCTTACCAGCCCAGAGATAGGGCAGGAGCATAGCCTTACAGGGATATCGCCAGAGAGCGCGTCTGAGGCGTCCACGCCGGCATTAGCGGCGGTATCGGGCACCGATAACCTGCTTGCGGACGATGCAGAGAGCGCAACAGAAGTCACAACCCCCGTTATAGGGCAGACCCACGGTCTATCATCCGGGGATGTTGAGTCATCGTCAGAATTAACGTCGCCAGCGTTAAGCGAGAGCGCAAATACTGACAACCTTCTGGCTGACGATGCTGAAGGCGCGTCCGAGGTCAGTAGTCCGGCAATCGGACAAATACACGCGCTATCCGGCAGTGACGTACAGAGCCGCGGCGAGGTCAGTACCCCGGCGCTGGATGGCGCGACCGCGGAACCGGCCCGGAAAGGCGGCCGAGTACGTAAGTCGCGGTATTACGTGGTCTCGGTCGACAACGTGGACTTTGTATGTGGCTCATTGGCCGAGGTCCGTGCGCTATTGGATCAGGCCGCGGAGCAATACGAGGAAGCGCCGAAAGAGGTCAAGCGGCCCGTTATTCGGGTCAAGACGCGGTCCGGTCGCAAAACGCAATCCAAGGCCATTAAGAAGGCCGTACGCACTGCGCAGAGGCGCATGCAGAGTTCGGCGGAGCGACGGTTCAACCTGCCGCCGATAATGATTACCCGACAGAGGGACTATGACTATGACTATGACGAATCCGCTTTGCTGGTTTTGATGGTATGACGGAAAAAGCCGACCGAGCAAAGGAATTGCTAGAAAACCCAGTATTTCAGGAGGCGTTGGAGAATCTACGGATTAAATACGTCGCCATGCTGGCAGACGCCCCGGTAAACAGCAGTAAAGAGAATGTAGTGCTGTTGCTGGATTTGAAGAAAATGCTGCGGCTTCTGGACGATATTGAAGCAGAACTCCAGGACGTCATCCGAGACGGATACATGGAGGACTTCAAGCGCGCCCAGGAAGAGCAGTTAGCATTTAATGGTGACATTAATGGAAGAAAGCACTAAACCTACCGACGCTGAGATCGGTGCAATGTTTTTGGGCGAAGGCCCTGAAGAGCCTGTAGAGGCAGAATCTACCGAAGAGGTAGGAGAGTACAAAGAAGAAGAGATTGTCGATTCTGAGGCATCTGAAGAGGTCTCAGAGGATGATTCGGAGGAGGTTGAGGCAAAGGATACCCAGGATGGGGAGGAAGATACCCAAGATGGGGGTTTTGTCGAGGTAGAGTGGGAAGGTCAGCTAATCGAGGCCCCCAAGTCTATCGCAGACGCCCTGATGCGTCAGTCTGACTACACGCAGAAGACGCAGGAGATTGCGGCACAGAGGAAAGCCTTTGAGGTCGCGCAGGGCCAGATCAACGAATTACAGGGTGCATACGAGTTTGCCAAGTCGATCCAGACTGAGCAGCTTGAGATGCAGCAGGCAGATAGCATGATCTCCCAATGGGAGCAGCATCTGTCACAGAACGCCAAGGAGATGAGTGCACAAGATATTGCGCTTGTCCAACTTGAGATAAAGAATTTGGAGAAGTTCAAGGCTGATAAGCACAACGAACTCTCCAATAAGCAGCAAGAATTTCAGCAAGCGCGGGAGCAGTCCATGCAGGAACTCCTGAATAAAGGCACTGAAGTTCTCCGGTCGAGAATCCCAGGATGGGGTGACGAGCATAAGGCCGCAATCAGGGATTATGGTCTGAACAACGGGTTTACCGAATCAGAAATCAGTTCCGTGATTGACCCTCGTCAAGTGGAAGTACTGTGGAAGGCCTCCCAGTACGACAAACTCCAGCAGGGCAAGACCGCCGCCGTTAAAAAGGTGAAAGAATCACCGACTATCAGGTCAAAGCCTCGTAATCCGATGCCAAAGGATGTACGCGAGAAGCTAGACCTTCGTAATAAACTTAAATCGAAAAAACTCAGCGCAAAGGACAAACAATCCTTGATTGCCCAAGACATCGGCAAGCGTTGGGGATAGGAGATAAATCATGGCAGCAGTAACAGGTACGTCCAGCACGTATTCTGTTGGTACTGGAGGCGGCAACCGCGAGGATCTTGAGGATACCATCCACGAGCTTTTTGCGGACGAGAACTACTTTCAGTCCAACATGGATAGCGTAGCTGCAAATGCAACCCTTCATGAGTGGCTCGGGGACCAGTTGACGGCTCCGTCGAGCAACATAAATATTGAGGGGTTCGATGCAACGTTCGCGACGATTTCTAATCCGGCGCGATACAGTAATTATACGCAGATCCTTTCGAAAACATTTGTCATCAGCCGGACCCAGGAATCGGTCAGCAAGGCTGGTAGGGCATCTGAGGTCGGCCGTCAGGCAGTCAAGCAGATGCGTGAATTGGCAAATGACTTCGAGTATGCGATTGCCCGCAACCAGGCCGGTACGGCTGGTGCAGCAGGTACGGGTCGTTCGTTTGCATCCATTGAAACGTGGATTGGCGCAACGGCAGCCTCGGCAACGGCAGCAACCCAGGTTGTACTTGCCACGTCGAGTGCATCCGCTACCACGCCGCCGCTTGCATCGGGTACGCCGGGAACGGCACCGACTGACGGCTCGACCACGGGCGCTCTGACGGAGGCCAAACTCCTGCTTTCTCTTGAGAGCAACTGGAATAACGGCGCACAGACGAGTGTTGTGGCTGTAAACACGGGCGCGAAGAAAAACATCAACACGTTCACGGGTATTGCACAGCGTCAGGTTGACGTTGGTCGTACCTCTGAGGCACCGATTATCGGCAGCGCCGATGTTTATGTCTCACCGTTTGGTGTTCATCGTGTAGTGTTGCACCGTCACGTCCGTTCCTCGGTCGCACTGTGTCTCGATACGTCCCTCTGGGCTATCGGTACGCTGCGGGGCTGGTCAAGCGAAAGCCTGGCCCGCACTGGTGATGCGGATAAAAGACTCATGGTCGGAGAAAAGACCCTGGTCTGTCGGAACCCGAAGGGCAACTCAAAGGTTGTCGCTATCGGCTAAGGCTGAGTGGCCCCCTCTTCGGAGGGGGTCATTTTACTATTATGAGCAAATTCCTAGACTACAACCCAAACAACGGCTCCTGGATGGAGGGGTCATATAACTCTGACGGCACACTGACCGTCAAGAAGTTGAACGATGTGGAGCCCCTGTTGAACCACGCAAAGGAACTGCGCAACAGTGGTACATACGACAGCGCGAAGGGAGATATGTATTTCTCGAAATACGCAATGATCCCGCCGAGCGTCATTGTCGAACTCCACAAGAAGGGTATTCAGCTTGGTAATCCATACCATACCAAGCGACTGTTGAAAGAGATCAACGAGAACTACCCAAATCTTAAAACTACCAACATGGTGCATAACCTTAAATCAGATCATGGATGATAACCTTCTCAGACACGCCCAGGACCTCGCTAACGCGGGGAACTATGACGAGGCATACCGACTAGCGGACAAGTGCCTTAAAAACGATCCTAACGACGCTCAGTGGCTCAACGTGATGACCCACCTCATGTTGGAGACTGAGAAGCCGACACTGGCTTACCAGTTAGCGAAGCGGGTCACTGAACTGGCCCCCAAGTATTCGGCAGGCTGGTTGAACATGGGCGTGGCGTGCCGGGATATGCGACACGATAAGGAGGGCTTGAGGTACTTCAAGCGCGCTCTGAGGCTCGCCGACAACGATGTAAGCCGGTCTATGGCATGTGTCAACATCTCCTCGACGTTGGTCGATACGGGCGAATTTGAGGAGGCTGAGGGGTACTGCCTGAAGGCCCTGGAGATGAACCCCGAGAGTAAGAAGGCGGTAATGAACCTTGCCTTTTGCCAGTTGGGTCAACGGAACTGGAAGGAGGGATGGGAGAACTATCGGTCCATCATCGGGCATGACTGGCGTCCGTGGTTCCGGGCTAACGACGAACCCCAATGGGACGGTAAGGGTAAGGGGCTTATCTACCTCCACGGGGAACAGGGATTGGGCGATCAGATTTCGTTCTCCTCGATGCTCCCTGACATGATGGAATGGTGCAAGAAGAACGACTCCCGCGTCGTGGTGGAGGTTGACCCTAGGATCAAGCCCCTGCTTGAGCGGTCATTCCCCGGCCTGACGGTATACGGGACGCTTGGGCAGCAGAACGTCCACTGGAAGCCCGAAGACACCACACCCGACTATTCGCTCCCGATGGGGCAGATAGCGGAGTTCTTCAGGACTGAGGAGTTTCCGGGTACACCGTACCTCGAACCTGATCCTGATAGGGTATTGCAGTGGAAGGCGTTGTTCGAGTCCAAGAAGAAGCCCGTCATTGGCATTGCCTGGAGCGGGGGCATCTTCAAGACAGGCTCCAAGTTCCGCAGGGTAGACCTTGAGCGTCTATTGCCGATCATGGAGTCGGTAGACGCGCATTGGGTGTCTCTACAGTATCGCGATGCCTCGAAAGAAATCGAACGGTTTAAAGAAAAGCACCCACATATCGATCTCGTACAATATAAACATGGAACGCTGACTCCAGACTATGACGACACGGTGGCTATGGTCGCCGCTTTAGATCAGGTTGTGGCGATGCACACTACGGTTATCCATGTAGCCGGGGGTCTTGGTATCCCCTGCTGGACATTCGTCCCCAAGAACTCGCAGTGGCGCTACGGTACGGGTCACGAGGACTATCCCTGGTGTGACTCGGTTCGCCTGTTGAGGCAGAAGGAGACGGGCAAGTGGGACGAGCTGATTAAGCGGACGGCTAGGGAGCTGGGGGATAAGTACGCCAAGCCGGAGGCAGCGTAATGCTCGCCACCCCTGAATATCAGAAGCAGCAGCAGGAACTTCACGCTACAGGGAATTACGGCGTGACAGGCCAGAAGTACGGGGAGATCGTCTCCAGGTTCATAGACCAGCACGAGATCAATACAGTTTTGGATTATGGGTGTGGATCGAATCTCAGCCTGACCAAGACCCTCAAACCGAATCGTGCCATTCAATATCAGGGGTATGATATAGGCGTCCCTGAGTACGCTGACGACCCCGTACCGGCTGAGTTGGTTACGTGCATTGATGTGATAGAACACATCGAACCCGAGTACCTTGAGGACGTGCTAGACCACCTTGAGGAACTGACCGATGTCATGCTGTTCATGTCAGTCCACATGGGGCCAGCAGGAAAGACTTTATCGGATGGGCGTAATGCTCATCTAATCCAACAGCCTCCGTCATGGTGGCTACCGAAGATCATGGAGCGATTCAACCTACAGACGTTTCAACTCGTCTCGCCGGTCGAGTTCTTCGTGGTCGCTACGAATCTGGCGTTGGATTTAGAGGGTTATTAAACTCGTCAATCTTTGACGGCATTTCCATGATTATTTCCGGGTCAACGATAGATGCGGCGTATTGAATAGCAACAACCGCGCTATCGAAAGTGCGTTCATAAATATCGTTCACGTAAACCTCGTAGACATAAATGGTCGATGTTCGTGATTTGCCAATAATAGGCTTGTAGCGAATCACCCGACTTGGGCGCTTCACGACTTTCACTGATTTCAGGTCTTCATGCTTATACAAAGTAGCAGTCATTTTTCAACCCTAACTTAATTTGCCAAAGACTAGGCATTACCGCAAGACCCCAAGACAGGGGGCGCGCTCACCGAGAGCAACCAATGTTGAACATCTTCATCGGGTACGATCCCCGAGAGGCAGCAGTATACCACGTTTGCAGTCAATCTATCATAGAAAATGCGTCTGTACCCATTACGATTACGCCGCTACATCAGGACCTACTTGACATCGACGGCCAGCAAGACGGAACCAACGCCTTCATCTTCTCAAGGTATCTCGTCCCGCACCTCCAAAACTACAAGGGGTGGGCGCTATTCATCGACGGAGACATGATTGTCAACGCCGATATTAAGGAACTGTTCGACCTGGCTGATGACAATTACGCAGTCATGGTGGCCAAGCACGATTACACGACCAAGAGTAAGAGGAAGTACCTTGGCACACCGATTGAGAACGACAATATCGACTATCCTAGAAAGAACTGGTCGAGCGTTGTGCTATTTAACTGTGGACATCCTAGTAATCAGCGTCTTACTCCTGACCTTGTTGCGAGTGCTGGTGGTGCGTTCCTTCACCGCTTTGAATGGCTTACGGATGAGGAAATCGGGGAACTTCCCCTCGAATGGAACTGGCTCGAACTAGAGTACGACCATAACCCAGAGGCGAAGCTGTACCACCATACACTCGGCTCACCGGGATTCGAGCACTATATGCGCTCCCCGTCAGCGTGGGACTGGAATAACTACTTACTAAACGCCCTGAATATGTCGGGTGAAGACGCACAAGAGATAGTCCGCAGGGCTAAGTGGAGAAACAATGGCAGTTATCAACAGTTACGCGACGTTGCAATCGGCGGTCGCTGACTACCTCGCACGGGATGATCTTACGTCATTCGTACCCAACTTTATCCAGAACGCAGAGAACAAGCTCTATCGATCCCTTAACCTGCGCAATGAAGAGACGGCACTCAGTATCTCGATCACGTCAGGCGTGGCGACCGTACCGTCAGACTTCAAAGCCCTTAAGCTGGCTTACTACGATAGTTCTCCTGTTCAGCTACTCCAGTGGGTATCTCTTGACGAACTATATCGTGACTATCCCGTAAGGAGTGGGTCAGGGACGCCCAAAGTCATCGCGAGAGAGGGTTCTAACTTCGTATTCGGACCATATCCATCAGACGGTACGCTTAAGGGGGTCTATTACGCCAAGCAAGACCCCTTACGTACTACCGATGGATCCTGGTACGTCCTGAATGCCCCCGAAGCGTTGCTGTACGGCGCACTTCTGGAGGCAGCGCCCTTCATTAAGGACGACGAGCGCCTCCCGGTGTGGGTTGGGCTTTATCAAAGCGCGGTAGAGACGCTAATTGAGGAGAATGACAATGCTCAGGTGTCTCAAGGCTCTCTATACATGCGTACGGACGCGATGCAGCCCTGATATGACTCAGAACGTAAGAACAAACTTCCTCAACTGGACGCCCGATGCCGAGGATTTCGGTAACGGTGGGCTTGTGAAGGCTGAAAATGTCATTCACGAGTCTGAGGGCTATAAGCCTGTCTACCTGAATACTTCTGGCGCATTCGCTACCACTGGCGCGATGGGGTCCGTTACAGCGGTACAAGCAAAGCCGATAGGCTCTCAGGGCGACTACCTTGCCGCATGGATTCAGGGCAACGTGCTTTACGTTGGGGTAAATGGCGCGACAGCGTTAAATGTTTCGACCACGCCCGCGTTTGCCACGGTGGGTAGCGATAGGTGTATCGCATTCTTTGATGTCACTGAATACGCGGGCAGTTGGTACGTTCAGGCCGAGGCGCAGCAAACTGAAGCTGGCGGCACGGTTACGTCTGTATACGCCTACGGCTACAGCACGATCACAGTCGCATGAGCAAGATTTCACCTAACTATCAGTCGTCCCCTTTCACTCAGGGTGGCGAGCCAGCGTCATGCTGCACTACCGCAAGGGACTTTGTTGTCATCGGTGGGCTTGCGTCGGATAGGTACGCAATTCGATGGTGCGCTATTGGCGATCCGACAGATTGGCCTGCGCCTGCCACAGATGACGCAAGGGCAAAGCAGGCGGGTAGCCAGTCATTCCCACCGAAGCACGGCTGGGTGACTGGCGTTCATGGCAATGACTTTTATATGTATGTCTTTCAAGAGCGCGCAATATCCAAAGCCACATACGTAGGCGGGGATGTTGTGTGGACGTTTGACGTATTTGAGGAAGGTAGGGGCTGCGCTAGGGCGGGGTTGAGTCACATGGTTGACGACAAGGTGTTCTTTGTCTCTGACCGCGGCTATCACTTGCTTGAGGACGGCGTGATTCTCGACATTGGTTACGGAAAGGTAGACGACAGCTATGGCTAACTTCGGCAATCAGGAGAATGTTGCGGTAAACCTCGCTCGCAAGCTCGTGTTCTTCCCGAATAATCTTGTCTACAACTACGGCACAGACCAGTGGACCCGAATCCCCGCGTATTCCGGGCTGGCATTCCATACAATCAATGACAGGAATGCGGTCATTGGCGTTAATCGGTTTTCAGGCAATTCAGTAGACCTTCAGAGCCAGAATGCAACAGATGGGCTGGCGCAAGACGTAACCATCGAGTCCGGGGCTACTGACATCAATCAAGGCGGACGAGCGGTTGTAACCGGCGTAAGACCGTTAGTGAACGGCGGCATATCAACCGTGCGAGTAGGTACACAATCGGCATTGTCCGATACTGTTGGCTACTCATCGTCCGCCAACATCAACAACCGCACAGGACGTGCTGACTTTCGCTCTGAGGGGCGCTATCACCGGGTCGAGGTCACGGTAACGGGTGACTTTGATACGATCCAGGGAGCAGACGTTGAGTTCTCGCCCCAAGGTAAGGTGTAGCGGCATCCCATCCCCGATGATCCCGTATATGTGGGATCGGGTGAAGGGGCATATTCAAAGAGGGTTAGAGAGAGGCTCTAACTACTCGCTTGATGATGTATTCATCGGGCTATGCGACCAATCTATGCAACTGTGGATTGCGGAATCAACAGATATCGTGGCAGCCCTTGTCACGACCATACAAACAAAGGACGACACAACCTATTGCCTGCTTTTATGCGCGGGAGGGTCGGCTATGAATGAATGGGCTGACTGCCTCCCTGCACTAGAGGATTGGGCCAGAGACAACGGCTGTAGTGAACTAAGAATCTACGGACGGAGAGGCTGGATCAGGCAATTGGGATTTGAAGAAATGTATACAGCATCGAGGAAGTATCTATGAGCGGTGGGCCAGAAAACGTCACGCAGACAACCCGTACGTCGCCAAGCCCGTACTTGACGCCGGGTATCCAGACGGCAGCCAACTCTGCATTGGGTCAATTCAATCAAACTAGCGGCGGCACCGGTTACGGAATGGGCGCTTATGGCCCCGGCTCTGCTGGAAGTGCTAACAATTCCGCAGGCATTCCTATGCTGACAAATGGGCTGCAGGGGCCAATTGACGACCCAGCGATGCAGACATTTGGGACAATGCTAGCGCACATGGCCCCCGATAGCCCCATTGGGCAGCTCTACAGTTCCTACTTTCCCGGCGGGGCTTCCACTGGCGGAGGCATGGGCGCAGGCATGGGTGGTGGCGGAATGCCCAACATGGGCAATTACGGCGATTATGTAGGTGGCTTCGATGGCGGCGGCTATACCCCAGGAATGACGGGTGGCGAAGTACCTCCCGGCGTGAACAAGCTACAGGGCGCGTATGACCAGTTATACGAACGCGGGGCAGGGGGTTCACCACTCATAAACGAGGCTCAGAACCTCACTCAGGGCGTCCTACAGGGCAATATGCTCTCCCCCGACACTAATCCCTACCTCGAGCAGACATTCAACCGTGCAGCTGATCTCACGCGGGGTCGATTGGACAGTGAATTTGCCGGATCAGGCAGGAACTTGGGCGCATCCATGCCTGCGCGATCTGAGGAACTTCAAACGCTCGCCTCGCAGATTTACGGGGGCAACTATGGCCGTGAGCGGATGCTACAGAACAGCGCCGTAGGTCAGGCTCTCAGCTTGGGGGCTAACGACTTCAACGACATTAACGCCATGCTTGAGTCGCAGAACCTACCACTGGACACCCTGATTAACCGCATCCAGGGGCTTGCTCCTGCGGCGGGTGGCACAGCGGTGTCATCGTCGCCCGTACAGAGCGGTAGTCCGCTATTGGGTGCAATTGGTGGGGCTAGTTCGCTTGGCGGATTGGGTGCCGCACTTGGCGGTGGCTTTGGGGTTCCGTTGGCCCTGCTTGGCGGTCTTGGCGGACTTCTTGGGAGTGGATAATCATGCCGTATAAACAACCCCCCGTACCATTTACTCAGGCACTCCTAGACAACGTCTATCCGGGGCCATTCAACACGCCACCGATTGACCCGACTCAGCTTGACATTAACCAGCCAAAGCCGGGTTTCATGCAGAGGCTTGGGCAGACGGTCAAGGGGTTTGAGGGTGACTTCCAGAACCCCCTGATGCAATTCGGGATGAACCTCCTCGCCAATAACGGCCCTGCACCCATCGGGACCACGATGGCTCAGCGTCTTGGTATGTCGGGACAGCAGACCTTGCAAAGCCTGAACGCACAGAAGTTGCAGGAGGCACAGCAGAGGTTGATTGAGAGTCGGATTGGTGTAAATGACGCTCAGGCGTATGCAGCAGGGATGCCTGGACAAGAAAAGCCGCAATCGACAATAGCAAAACTACGCGCAGACCTTCAGGCCGGATTGATACCACAAGAGGTCTACGACGCTGAAGTGCAACAGATTCTCTCTGAAGCAGAGGAAGTGCGATTCGGGCAGACCCAAGGTCTTCGCGAGGAGTTTACCAAGGTAACTAAGCCTGTAACGGATTCTCTGCAAGCCCTTTCGGCGGCAGAGAGTTTGATTGCAACGGGCGATGAAGATAACGCTTTGGCAGAACTGGCGGCGCTTATCTCTACAATTCGATCCATTGACAACTCAACTGTGCGAGAAGGTGAACTTGCTGCTTTCAACTCCGCAATGGGCATCATGCGCGGACTTGAGAATACGTTTTCTCAAGCGAGGGGCGAGGGATTTAGCGAGAACTTGAGGAATCAGGTTATTGACGCAATTCAGCGCCTACAGGCACCTCTAAGAGAAATTTACACCGGGCAGCAAAGGTTCTACGGCGACGAGGCAAGCAAGTTCAAGCTAGACCCCTCAAGCATCATAGGTGCGGCAATCCCTAAACAGCGTCCCGCCTCTGACTTCGCAAGAAATGACCCAACTGCGCCAGGAATAATGACTGTCCCGCCCTCCGCCATAGAAGAAGGCGTCACCCCTGAAATGTGGGAATCATTTACCGATGAGGAACGTGCATTGTGGCAGAACTAAGCCCCGAAAAGCGCAAGGCGATAGCCAAGGCAAAAGCAAGGCAGCGCCTCAAGGACCAAGAATCGGTCATGCTCCGGGAGAAAAAGAATAAGCCTGGATACATTGCTGGCGCTATCAATGAACTAACCGATTCCGCAATGTTTGGCTTTGGCTCCGAAGCAAGCGCCGGTGTCTCTGCACTATTAAGCACCATGCCGGGTTCTGGCTACACTGACCGTCTTGCCGAAAATTACTATAACGATTATGCCAATAGAGAAGTTGCTCAAAACAACTATCAAAGGGACAACCCGAATACAGCCTTTGGGTCGCAAATGGCTGGTGGGGTTCTTTCTGGTCTTGGTACGGCAAAACTTGCAGCCCCCTATTTGCGTAACTTCTCGCCGTTAGGTGCTGTCTCGACGCTTGGCGCAGGCGAGGGCGCACTGTACGGCGCTGGCATGTCCCCTCCTGGCGATAGGCTAATGGGGGCCGCCACTGGTGCCGGTGTTGGCGGTGTCGCCGCGCCTCTTATTCTGGGTGGCGGCAAGGCGGCAATGGGCGTACTTCGCCCGGTTGCAAAAAGGGTTCAGGACGCGCTTTTTGCATCCCCTCGTGAAAGGGCAAAGCGGATTATCATAGACGCTATTGAAAACGAGGGGCTTACTCCAGAAGAGGCAATAACTATTGTCCGCAATATGGGCGATGAGGCGCTGCTTGCGGATATTGGCGATAGCCTTCCGAGGCTTGCTCGATCAGTAACAGCCGAGATGGGTCCGTCTGCATCAAGGGCAAAACTATTTCTGGACACTCGGCAATCTGGTCAACAGATGCGGTTGCGTCAGTCAGCTCGCGAAGCGACGGCTGATGGCTCCTTTGACGAGTCGCTAGTAGCCTTGACGAATAACGCTGAAAGCAAGGCATCGCCACTCTATGACGAGGCTTATTCCTATGTGATTTCCCCCACTGAGGGGATGATGGAACTTATGCAGCGCCCCGCAATGCAGCGGGCGATAAACAAAGCAAAGACGATTCTGAAGAACGAGGGATTTGACCCTGAAGACATAATGAATGTCAGATTTGCGGACGCAACAAAGAGCAGCCTTGACGATCAAATCGGAGCTGCACGGCGTCAGGGCAAGGCAAACGAGGTTCGCATATTAACCAGACTCAAGAATCAGTTTGTCCAAGAAATCGACGCGCAAGCCCCCGTTTATGCTGAAGCTAGGCGCGTATTTGGTGGCGAGGCAGCCATTAGAGAGGCTGCGGAATTTGGGCGTAATATGTTTCGCGGGCGATCCACCAGCGTGCCTGACGCTCAAGAAGCCATTGCGGCAATGGGTGAATCTGAACTCAGGGCTGCAAGAGTAGGCTTCCTTGACTGGCTTGCGGATGAGATGTCCAACCAGTCCGTAAACCGCAACTTTGCTGAGAAATTTCGCGCTGTTCCTAAGTATAGGGAATTTGTTGGACTCTTATTCCCAGACCAAAATTCCGTTGATGACTTCCTTCGCACCGCCGCCAATGAAAGTACGTTCTCAAGAACCAGAAACACTATAACGGGCGGGTCTCCGACTGCCCGCATTCAGGCTGATCGTGGATTGTTGGACAGCGGAATCCTAGGTACTGCGGCAGATGCGGCGTTAAGCCAAGAAAGCCTAATCTTGCAACTACTTCGAAATCTTCGCGGAAATACAAAGATGTCACCCGAGATCGCAAAGGAGGTTGGCGAAATTCTGTTTACGGCACGACCATCGGACAACATCCTTCGCGCAAGCCCAATGAATAGGTCAATTCCGAGAATGAACCCCATGAGCGCAAGAGGTGTAGCGGCTGGCGTTGCTGGCGCAGGGCAGGAGGAAATTATTGATTCGGTCATGCCGTTCATTGGCGATATGAGGCGCGCGGGACTCCTGTGACAACCAGAAAGCAACTAATAGGCCAGCTACAGCGTCCGGGGCAGCGGCCTGAGAGCATCAATATAACGGTTCAGCAGGACTTGAACACCGGGCCTATCCGATACCAGGAGCAGACCGTGTACG